ACAGCCTCGTCCGAGCCGAATGCCTTCTTGAGCTTCACCTGAGCCGCTGCCTGCGAGAGGTCCGGGAATCCTCGCTTCACTTCCTGTAGGATCGGCACGATGCCTTTGAGCCTGCCGCTCGCACCCACAAATGACAGCCCAAGCTCGTCTCCTGCCTCGGCCACTTTCATCATGAACGCCTTGTAGAGTGTGCCTGCCTCGGAACCCGGCATCGTTGTCTGAAGCTGCCCAAGGATCGCCATCTGCTCCTGGAGTGGCACGTTAGACGCGGCGGCTATCGCGCCGATGTTCTTTATGGCTTCAGCCATCTGCGGACCGGTGGTCTTGAAGACCCCGACAGTCTGTGAGAGCGCGCCGGAGAACATCTTCGCCCACGCCATGTCAGACATATCTTTTGCGAGCGGTTTGAAGATGCCGTATGCCGTCGTGAACGTCTCCACCATTTCCTGAGTCGTTGCTTTCGTGGCCTTGCCGGTAATGGCCGCCATTGCGGCAAAAGTGCCGACTGCCGTATCCGAGAGATTCGCGAGAGCCGACTTCACATCGTAGGCCGCCCCTATGAACTCGGCCTTGCTCGCGCCTGCCCACTGGTTAGTGAACGACTCGGCTGCGTCTTCCATCGCTCGAAAGTCCTTGACTCCGACCGACGCCAGCTCTCCCAGAGCCTTCTGTGTTGCGGCAGTAGACGCCACCAGCGCCGTAGGGACTGCAAGAAGCGCAAGACCCGCGCCGACCATCATCGTGCCCTTTTGGATGAGGCCCAGATTGCGCGTCATGTTCACGCCCGCCTTCGCGACCGATGAATCCAGGGATTCCATAGAGGACTGGATGCGCGACGCGTTCTGAGTGAAGGCATCTTTGAGGCTCACTATTATGCCGAGGCCAAGATCACTCATCATCGCTTGCTCTTCTCCAGTTCCTGCTTCTCATAGTCAAGCTGGCTCTCCAACGCCTCGACGAACTGCTGCCTGGTCTTAAGCGGCAGTTTCGCAACCTCCGCGTATTCCCAGTGCAGCCCGCCGTAGGCCAGGAAGAACGCATCTCTTACAACCGAACTCCGGGGAATAAAAAAGAGGGTTCTGCCTCCAGTCGAGTGCGGATTCTCGTTCCGCACGAATCACAGTCAGACTCGATGGAGGTGTCTATCCCCGCGTCAACACGCAGCATTTCCTGCCGGAGCACGCTACGGTCCCGCAGAGACATCTCTGCAAGAGCCTTCTTGGATGGAGCCGCGCCGTCGATATCCAGGATGCGGATCATCATTGCTGCGGAGATGGACGGCTCCTGCATCTGTGCCAGCCGCTTCTCCTTGTGGCCGTCAAGGTACACGAACCGCACCTTGGACCCTGATGCCGGTAGACCGAATACGAACTCCCGTTCCTCGCCGTATGGCGTCACCGGCAGGTCGTCGAGATTCACCGTCACCCGGTTCTTCGCTCGACACGCCGCACTTGGACAAACCAGATCGAGTTCAACTTCGTCGCCAAGCGACACCTGGCGAAGCTTGACCAGGGTGAAGAGCCTGTCACCGGAAAGCATGTCGCCGATGGCCTTCGGGCTTATCTCATCGCTTTCGCCGATTCGCAGGATGCAATTAGCGAGCACCTGGTTCACCGCGTCACCGCTCCGAATGAGGCGCTGATTTGTGAGCAGTTCCTCTTCCGCGCCGGTCATCTCACGAAGCTCTATCTCGTCACCACTCGGCAGTTGAAATGTGTACACTGTGTCTCCCCCTTACTCCCACCACTGGTAGCAGATCGATATCTTCTCGATGGTGTTGTCTGAGCTGCCGCCTTCGAGTTCGTCGTATTCGAGTGACTTCACCCACGCGCCGTGCAGCGTCCAGCGGCGGGTTTCATTGCCCGAACGGTCGTAGCGCACAATGTCAATGTCTCGCATATACTCCTCCGGCAGCGCGCCGACACCCGCGTTGACATCGGCCTGAATCCGCACCCAGTCGCGGGCGGACTCATCCGAACCATCCGCGAGCACGCCTTTCTCCAGGGTGATATCCTCGAACTTCATACGACCGGCGACCTTCTGGTCGAACATCGATCCGGCGGGCGCGAAAGCGACCTCCTCGAACTCGGTCTTTGGCTCCTGGCCTTTCTTGAAGAGCGCCACATCGAAGCCGTTGACCTCAATGGCGAACTGCCAGTTTTGGTACAAGCTCTGGGGCATTGTCAATTCCATCAAAGCACCTCCCTAAAGTTTGCTCCGGTCGCGGTCAGAATGAAGTTGAGTTCAACGAACTCGGCGGTCTTCGTGGGCTTCACGAACACCCGGCAGACCATCTCGTTTCGGTCGATGACGGCCGGGGGGTTCGACTCCTCGTCGCACTGGACACGGAAATCGTAGAACCCGCCCTTGCTCTTGATATTCTGCAGGAATGGCGTGATGAGCCGCACCAGCGCCCGCCAGGTCTGCGAGTTGTTGGGTTCGAAGACCACGAACCGCGATGACTGGGAGATCGCAGCTTCCACATACATCATGAGCCTGCGCACGTTGATTCGGTCCGTTGCCGATGACTGGCTCTGCAAAGTCCTCTGTCCCCAGATGTTGATACCTGTGTCGGGGAACGACGCGATCACGTTGACGCCTTCAGGATAGAGCACATCCCGTTCGCCACGACTGGTCTTGTAGGCCAGAGATAGGGCGTTGAAGACGCGGCCTCTGTCTGTTCCCGCAGGTGCATACCAGACATCCGTTTTCTGATCAGACCTTGCTATACAGCCCGCGACAGCTCCGGTGGGCGGCACCAGCTTCTTCTTGTCCGTAAGCGGGTCGGATATCTCGATCCACGGGTAGTAAAGCGCCGCGTACGAGGAGTTGAAAGCTGCGTGAGTGTAGAACCCCTGTCCCTTGCGGAAGTCAACTGCCTCAAGCGGCTCAAGATGAATCGGCGTTTCAGCGATGAAGAGCAGGTCTTTGCGGCTCTCAGCGTAGGCAATGCCACCTATTAGGACCGGCGCTGTCGTGACACCCGGCACGAGCAGAATGTTCAGGGCTTCGATCTCGTCGAAGGCATAGAACCCCGTGTGCTGAGATGAGTCGCCGGTGTAGTCGGCATCAGCCAGTCCGGTGATACCATCTTCTCCCAGAGTCAGTGCGAACGTGCCGGTCGCTGGTCTGTACTGATCAGTGTTGTATGTCGTGTAGAGATCGTCGACCGTGATGTAGTCAGACCTCTCATTGATCGCGAGTTCCACGTGGTTCGGCTTCGACTCGTCCATCGAAAGGTTCGGCAACACCTCCACTGTCTCACCTTTATGCAGAACGACCAGGTTAAACTCATTTGCCGGGTCAAGCGTACCGTCCTCAACTCGGACAGACAGGGCATTGCCCCATTTGCCTTCGTCTATCGCGCTCACCTTGAGCGTGTCTGTCGAGTCCCTGCCTCCGGCAAGATGGGTGGCGGCCAGTGCCCCTACCACTCCCGTATCACCGGAAGCGGAGGTAACAAGCGCCGATGCGCCCGCATGAGCGCCGATAGCGCTTACCACCTGCGTGGCCGTACTTGTGGCTGCCCCCACATCGTTGGTTGCCAGGCGGACTGTTATGGCCTGCCCGGCTGCCTCCACCGAAAGGGGTGTGTTCGTGCCTGATACCACAAGCGCAATAGTGATAAGGTTGCCTGCCGAGCCCACTGTCTTCGCGGTCCAGACAATCCTGTTCGTGCCCGCACTTCCGGTCGTGAGAGTCGCCGCCGCAGCCCGGCGATTCTTCAGCGCAATCGTTGCGCGCTTGGCAGCCAGAGTCGCGCGGTCGGCGGGATCGGTGTAGTGCGCCGTGCGGTTCACGTAGAGCACCTGTCCGCCGTTGTCGAAGAACGCCCGCGCCGCGTAGGCGAGATAGCCGTCGGCTATGTAGGAACCGAACTTGCGGATGAACTGTTCCCAACTCGTCACCAGCACCGCTTTGTTGACAGGACCTTTCTCCGCAATTCCAACCATGGCGCATGCGGAAGTCGATATCTGCTTCACGTAGAAGCTGAAGTCAGTTTCGCGGGTATATACCCCCGGTGAAAGATATGCGGTCATGCCTACTTTCCTTTCTTTGGTTTTGCGGGAGCCCTGTCGTCACCAGCGGAAACCACGTCGTGTTCGCGTTCCGCCGTGTCCACGTGTGGGTCCGGCTGCGTGGTCTCGCGGACCTGGGCAAGGGACACAAACCCTCGCGACGCGGCAACTCGCATTTCGTCGGACACCTGGTCTTCAGGAATGGTCATGCGCTCCCGGGAGCCAAGGTGAATGCCACCTTCTTCACCAGCCAAGTGAAGAGCAAGAGGCTGGAACATCAGATTGCGTATTTCAATCACGGTGTCTCTCCTGTATTCTCGATTTCTATCTTCACGCCGGTCGCAAGCTTACCGGCGCTGACTCTGCCATCATAGATGGGACAGTCCTCAATCCGGCACCTGCCTGACGCTTGCCGCATATTCGAAAGGTTCACCCGCTTCAGGCCGCCGAGCGGCACAAGCTCAGTGATGTTCAACGATCCGTGCCCACCGACCGCCAGCGCCGGATGCAGTTGGTAGAACCGTGCCAGCTTCTCCGTAAGGTCCAGTAACTCGGCTTCCTTGCCGGTCGTTACTATGACATCGAAGTCCAGATGATACAGGCGTGGATGCCTGCACTGCTCGAACGTGAGTTCAGCCTCATTGCGAGCGACCAGGATTGCCGGTGTTCGTCTGTCGCCGTCCTCGGATAGAGTCGGTCCCTGCAGGACGACGCTCGGCACGTCCGTCACTTCGAAGATGTCATCGGCGCAGACGAGAACCGCACTCGGGCGTATCTCCGACTTCGCCAGCCGTACAAGTGACTCGACTACCTCTCGCAGAATGTCCAAGCTACTGCGCCTTCACTGAGTATTCGAGCGTCACCGATTCGCCCTCAAGCAGCGTGCGCCCGATCTCGAATGTGAGCCGACCTGCCTCAAGCACCGGCGTCGCAGGCTGGCCGTCTATCTTCGCGCTGCCAGCCACAAAAGCAAAAAGAGCGGGTATGATGACCTTGTAGCGATTGATCTTGACGAGCTGCACGACGACTATGGTGGTGCTCGCGGTAGTGCTCCTGGCAGTCCCGTATTCGTCTTCCCACTCGGCTTCGGCCGTGATCGTGACAGGTTCGCGCGGCGTGAGCGCGTTCTTCAAGCTCACCGCCATTGCGACCGGCTGGCCGCGTTTGGCCGTGGCTGATGCGGGAATAACGGTCACCTCCAGCGCGTCCGCAAACACCGGCCCCCCCGTTACGAATGCAAGCATGACTATTAGGATCGTCGATGTGCTGTATCTCATTGGGTTTTTCTCTCCATCATCTGATGACCGAAAGCAGAGCTTGTCGGTAGTTCTCGATGACCTCGTCGCGGTATTTGAGCATCGTTGGATGCAGGAACGGCCTGGGTGGGATCACTATCACCGCGCCGCTCGGGTGGTTGATGGTCGCCCCATACTCCATAATCGCGCCGACGTTGGCGACACTCTCGCCGTCTTTCGAAATACTGGTTCGCAGCAACCCGATGAACGCACCATCGGACATTATCTTCTGAGTAATGGAGTTCACCAGGAACCCCGTATCAATGAGCGCCTTACTTGAGCCTTTGCCCTTTATCGTGATCTCGGCAAGCGGAGCGAACTGCTTGCCGCCCGGAGCCTGGCTTCGAATGCCTCGCTTTATCTCCCGCACCAGCAGGAGCGCGTTCTTGATAGTCGCCTTTCGGATCGCCAGCGCCAGTCGCTGGTTGAAGCCGTTGGTGAGCAGACGCTTGGCCTTGTCCCAGTCTCCGAACCGGTCAATCTCCATGCAACCTCACCAGTTCCAAAACCTTGTGAGTCACTACACCAAAGAGCGACTGCGGCGCGACGGTCTGCACCCGGTAGTCGCACCCCGCGCAACGAACACGGTCCTCCACGCGAACATCAAGCTCCGGGAGAACACTGGCCGCCGCGTCGGCCCTCTTGGCAATGTCCACTGGTGGTGTCTCCGATAGCTCCAGTGGAAACGCGCACACCTCGGCAAACGCACCCTCGTCTGAACCATATAGGCTCTCGCCAGTCTGCTTTCGCAGCAGCGTTGCCGTCTGGCCCGAGGAGGTTATGAGTTCCCTCACGTCCGCGGCCGCAGCGGCCTTCTCCACATCAGACAGTAGTCTCAAGGTCGATCCCCTGCTCGTAGGCGATTGGCCTGAGTTCCCTGGGCGTCAGGATGTAGTCGCCTTGCCCCGTCTCCGGGCGTATCTCGTGCAGCCGCTGACGGTAAGTAGCCGTCAGGTCTGTCTCCAGTTTCGCCCAGTGCTCCGGCTGGCTGGTCTTATCCACCCGCTTGTCGCCGGAAGAAAACGAGAAAGCGCTGGCGGTCGCCGCGCGCATATACCGGCAAGCCTCGATCCGCGCCCAGAGCAGGAGCATGTCCAGCATCTCACCCTGAGGCTCCGGCACGACCTCGCCGCCGATCACCGTCATCTGCATGCCGGTATCTCTGCCGACCGGGAATGCGCTTCTCAAAATGCAGCGCGTCAACACTTCATCAGAGAAACGCTCCGCGCCTGGGTCGGCGAGATCGGTCCTGAGAATCGAGATCAGATCACTTACCGCCACGCTTCACTCCTGGTGCGGCCTCAACAGGCGCACCATTGTCTTTGCCGGGGTCAGTCGCTTCGGCGTCGCTTGCGGTCTGAGTGCCTTGTTCCGCCGCGACGGATGGTCCGCTGTCAGTAGGCTCAGGGTTGGTTGCATCGACCTTTGGCGCGTTCTTCGGCTTGGACTTGCCGTCGCCATCAATATCAACCCGGGCGAGTAGACCCGCGTCGACCGCCCTGTGTGTCTGCGGCGACGGCCTCTCGACTGACACGGTCTCGCCCGGGGCGAGTTTGAGTCCGGCGTCGGCGATGATCACTATGCCTGCGCGGACGTTCTTTAGCTTTGTCACGTGGGCCTCCTTAAGCCAGAATCTTTATCTTGGCGAGAATCTCGGGCCTGGTTATGCCCTGGCCAAGTTCAGTCCACACGAGCCAACCCGTCTTGAAACGAGTCTTCTGCTCGATTGCCTCGGTCTTCAGCGCCTCTCGGATCGGCATCTTGCCGACTTCATCGTCCGGCACAAGGATAATCTCGTTCATGTCAGCGGAAGCCGTAAGCAGAATGCCGCCGGTGCCATAGTTCTTTATGAGACCCTTGGTGCGCAGTTCGGCACGGGTCTCCGGGTCAAGATCCCAGTCGCGCATATCGTTAAAGCGCCGTCCGCGCATAACGATGTACTTGACCGACAGTTCCAGGTCCTCGATGACAGAGATCGCCTCGTTCAGAGCGTCGTCGGTGAGCTTGCCGCCAGTGACCTCGATTGTGTTCGCGGCCGGTACTGCCGCCGAAAGAACCGTGAGTGTTCTCTTGTCTATCTCCTTGCGAATCTCGTCGGCAGAGGAGGTCTGGATGTCCATCAGGGTGCCAATGTTGCCGTTCTTGAGCACGCTCACATCGACCATTGGAGTCGAGTGAATCCGATTTGTCGGGAACTCGACCTCATCCTGTCCCAGTTCCTGCTCACGAGCCTCACCCTCGGTGCTCACCCAGTAAGCCTTGACCTTCGGCTTTTTCTGGTAGATAGGTCGCTCGCCTTTTGGGAGCGTGTGCTGCGTGAGGAGCAGCGACGTTATTTCCTTGCGCTTTATCTCCTCGTCAATAGGGGCCGCTATCGCCGCCGCGAGAGCCCGCATCCCGTCGGGAGACTCAAGAGCCTCGGTCGTGAGGCGCGCCATCGTCTCCATGTATTCCTGGCTGTGAATATTCATCTGAGTTGTCTCCAACACTCCCTCCGTCCTTAGATGAGCAGTCTGAACTTCAGTGTCCCGCTCGAAATTGATATGGCCCGTGCGACGATCTCGTCGCCCTCCTCGACACCGGCCGTCAGCTTGCCGTTGGCGGAGACCTTGAGGTCGTCCCCGGCGTTGATGGTGCCCTCGTGGACGTCGGTCTCGTAGACGCCACCCATGCAGAAGATGCCGGGCATCTCGCCCGCCTTGTAGTCCTTGATGAGGATGCCGAACGACTTGTCCTGAGCGTCTGTGTTCACGGCGAATAGGTCGTTGCCGACCAGCTTTACGAACTGGCCGCACGATCCCGCGCCCTGCATGTAGCCGTCGCCGTAAGCCAGCCCTCGATGATTGGGGTTAAGAATTGCCACGTTGCTCCTCCTTAGTTGCTCTTGCCTGAACCCGCGAGACCGACTCGCTCGCGGTAGGCTGTCATGAATCCGTCGCGGAGTTTGTCCTCCAGCGATGATTTCTTGTCGTCTACTTCCAGCGCGCGCACTCCGGCGTCTGTCCTAAGCTGCCGATCCGCCGATGCCGAAGCGGACTTGTCGGCCCCAGGGGTCTCTTTGTCCGCATCCTGCTTTGCCGCGTTCGGGCAATCGGGCTTGGCCTGAACGGCCCTGTCGTAAGCGGCCTCGGTAGCCGCGAACGATTCATCGGAAAGCCCGGCAAGTCGGCTGAGTTCCTGATCCTTGTCCTCGTCGGATGCAAAGGACATTCCTGCGCGCTCAAGCTTCTTCACCAGCTTCTGCGCACGCGCTTTGTTCGCGGCAGCCTTGCTCGCCGCCTCAAGTTCCTGGACCTGCTTCTGAAGCTCAAGAACCTGGTTCTTGAGATCCTTGTTCTCCGTCTCAAGCTCCTTCACCCGGGCCTTGTCGTCTACCGGAGGAG